CCGGGCTACCCGCCGGTGGACCCTTGTGTGGAACGCGATGACGGAGGCCGACTATGGAACACTCGACGCTTTCTTCATCACGAATATAGGGACCACCTTCTCATGGACGGAACCGGTGACGTCGACCTCGTACACGGTACGGTTTTCTTCCGACTCGCTCCAGTGGCAGCACGTCAATCTCGGTGTGAGGTCCGTTAGCGTAGATATCGAGACGATCTGATGAGGACGATATCCTCGTACGGAATCATCGAGAAGAACAAACTCACCTCGAACACCGTCTGGCTTTTGATGTTGCAGATCACCGTTCCCGGCGTTGCAATCCCCATACGCATAACCTCCAACAATGAATCGGTGACGTGGCGCGGGGAGTCGTGGATTGCCTTCCCGTTCGAGTTGGACGACATCTCCGAGGAATCCAAAGGAGAAGTGCCGCGGGTGACGCTGCGGGTATCGAACGTGACCCGCGTCATGGAGTCGTATCTCCAGGACTTCGATCTGTACACGAAGACGACCGGATACAGCCCCATCGAAGTGAGGATATACGTCGTCAACAATATGGGGTCGTTTTCCTCCGGCGTCGTGACGGATACCACAACGGACGGAGCGGTAACGGATACCGGTATCGACGGCGCCACCACCGACGAGTTGTACGACATCGTCAACCCCGACCCGGAAGTGGAACACGTCTTCGAGTTGATGAATCCGAAGACGAACTCCATGTGGGCGACGTTCACGCTCGGAGCGGCGAATCCGTTCCGCAAGCGGTACCCGCAGGGGCGGCTGCTGAAGAATCACTGCCGATTCGTTTTCAAGGACGCATGGTGCAAGTATTCCTTCGGGGAGACAGAATGCGACAAGACGCTTACCCGATGCCGGGCCCTGTCGAACTCGGTGAACTTCGGCGGGTTCCCTGGCGTAGGTGTCGGCGGGATAAAAGTTGCGTGACCTGATAGGTGTTCCGTTCGTCGACAGGGGGCGGGATCCGTCTGGGATGGACTGCTGGGGGCTGGCCCTCGCCGCCATGCGTCACTTCGGGAAGGACGTGCCGGACTTCGACGTGTCCTGCTTCGACACGCTGGCAATCCATGCCATCTACGAAGGGCAAAAAGCGCGTTGGGCGTGGGAGAAGGTAGACAATCCGGAACCGGGGGATCTCGCCGCCATGTGCCTTGATCCCCGGTACGCAGGTCTGATACAGCACGTCGGCGTCTACATCGGGGAAGGGCGGATACTTCACACGATGAAGAAGCGGGCTTCCCACCTGGTCAAGGCGGACGATCCGTACTGGTCAAAAAAAATACAAGCCTATTACAGGTGGATAGGATGATCCGCGTTGTCGCAATAAAAAATCCCTTCGATCCACTTGCGTCCCGCGAGATTAGGGAGTTCGAGCCGGGAAAGACGATCCGGGAGTTGGTCGACGACTACTACCCCGAGGGTTCGGGTAATTATACGGTAGAAATTTCCGTAAACGGCACCCGGATCGACGATCCCTGCAAGTACGACCTCGTACCCCTCGGGGATGCCTCCGTCGTGTTCTGCGCGGTTCCTGCGGGCGGGGACGGCAAGAATCCGCTGGCGATCGTGGCGATGCTGGCGTTGATAGTGGTGACTGCCGGAGCCGCAACTCCTTTAGCGGGCGCGATGGGTATCGGCGGGGCGATGGGTACCGCGCTCGTATCGACCGGGATGATGGTCGCTGGCGGACTCGCAATACAGGCGCTGTTCCCGATGTCGCAACCGGACGTACAGGGGTCCGGGGATATCAACAATTCCCCTACCTACTCGTGGGATCCGGGCGGGAACATGCTCGTGGAAGGCGGCACTCTGCCGGAGGTCTTGGGCGTGTGCCGCGTGACCCCTCCGGTGATAAGCAAATACATCCGGTCGGTAGGTGACAAGCAGTACCTGAACGTGCTGTATGCACTCGCCGGACATAGGATCACGGACATCAGGGATGTCCGGATGAACGGCACTTCCGTGGACGACATCAACGGGGTGAACGTCATCGTCGAGCGCGACTGTCGCCTCGGGGACGCGACGCAAGTCGTGTTGCCGAATTTCGACGATGTACGGTCGGACATATCCGTCGGTGTGAAACTCACCGAGACGGACACGTGGACGACACGTACGACGGACGGCACCTCCGTTGAAAAACTGCTCGTAACCTTCTCCTTCCCGAAGGGGATCTACTACCTGAACGATAACGGCGGGATGGAGAACCAGACGATCAAGATCGCGGTCGAGTACAGCCCGCACGGAGCGGATTCATGGACTCGCCTCACGTCGTACAACACGGAGGAACTGACGATCGCCACTCCGAGGTGGTCCGGTGGATACTGGACTCAGCCCGGGGAAGGTACCTTGCCGGAGTGGATCGAGATGGAGTCGGGGTCGACGACGTATTCCGACCGCACGGAGGGGGAAGCGTACAAATCCGGGAAATGGATCTATGAATCGGATACGGCGTATTCCTATCCTGTCCTTTACTACTGGCACTGGCTACCGGAAAACACGGAGATAAAAGCGATAGGCACCGTCGCCGTGTACTACTTCTCCGTCACGAGAGGCACGGCGTCTCCAACGCACATATCCACCGAATACGTCGTATTCGAGTCGCCTGGGCAGTATGACATCCGCTGCAAGTTGGTAGATGAGCTTCCGTCCACCGCGAGGTACGGAAACGACACGTATTGGGAGTCGTTCCAGGAGGTCGTAACAGACGACTTCACGTATCCCGGTACTGCGTTGCTGTCCATCAGCGCGTTGGCGACCGACCATTTATCCGGCGGGATGCCGACGGTCGATTGCATCGTGGAGCGTACCTACGTTCCCGTGTGGACCGGCGCGAAGTACGAGGACAAGCTCGCCACTCTTCCCGCGTGGGCTTGCTATCACATTCTGCACCGGGCGGAGTACAAGGGGACTGGCGATGCGTCCCTTGCGGCCAGTTACGAGGTGAAGGGCGTTCCCTCCGACAGGATCGATTACGCGGCGTTCCAGTCGTGGGCGGCGTGGTGCGTGGATCCGTACTATCCGATCGAGGGAGGGTACTATCACCCCGGTTCGCTGACCGTGAACCTGTATTTCGATCAGTCGATGTCCGTGCGGAAGGCGCTGGACATCGTAGCCACGAACGGACGCGGGTGCGTCGTGCAGCTTGGGTCGAAGTTCTCCTGCATCGTGGACCGCATCGAGCAAATCCCGGTGCAGCGGTTCCTGTTCACCTGCGGGAACATCGTGAAGGACTCGTTCCAGGAGGAATGGCTGCCGGTAACGGACCGGGCAAACGCCATCGAGGTGACGTTTTTCGACTCGGAATTGGACTACTCCAGGCAGACGGTAACGGTGTACGCGCAGGACTTCGACACCGCCGGGAACGAGATCAACACGATGCAGGCGACGCTGTACGGATGCACGCATCGGAGCATGGCGATCCGGTACGGGAAATTCCTCATCAACTCGAACAAGTACGTGACGCTCACCTGCTCGTTCGATGCGGACGTGGACGCCATCGCGTGCGTGCCGGGAGACGTGATCGAGGTCGCGCATGACGTTCCCCAGTGGGGATACAGCGGGAGAGTGGTATCCGCCACGTCGAATACGATCACCTTCGACCGTCCCGTAACCATCGAAGCCGCGACGACGTACAACGTCATGGTGAAACATCAGGACGACGACTCCCGCGAGGAGAAGGAAGTCGCAACGGGCGCAGGCACGTATTCGACGATCTCCATCTCCGGCACGTGGTCGAAGATTCCGGCGGCGCACGCCCTGTACTCCTTCGGCGAAGTGGACCACGTCGTCAAGGGATTCCGCGTATTGTCGATCAGCAGGTCGCAGGAATTACGCAGGAGGATCACTTGTCTTGAATACGTCGCGGAGGTCTACGAGGACGACGCAACGATACCGGATCCGGAAAACGTCTCCGATCTTCCGAGGGTCGGGTACCTGACGGCGACCGAGGTATACCGAGGCGGATCCGACACGCTGGCCGCGCTCAGTTGGCGAGGATATGCGCTGTACTGGGACGTGTATTACAGATACCACATGCACCTGCCATCCGGATATTTTCCGTGGGCGTTCGTGAAGCGCGTTTACAACCCCGTATGCGATGTGGGGCCGCTGGCATACGGATTTCCGATCGACTTCGCGGTGACGGGTACGAACAACCCGAACGACGGGGAGATTGTGCAACTCACGCTTCGAGGGAAAATCGACCCTCCGGGCGACGTGGCGTCCGTTACGGTGACGCAACTCAACTTCTCGCTGCTGGTCGAATGGTCCGAGGTAACGGACTTCGACCTGTCGATGTACGAATTGCGGTTTCTCCACGTCGAATACGACTGGGAGGACCTGACGGACTATTGGCAGTACGGGACGATGATCTTCCAGGGGAAAGCCCGGTCCTGCGTCTGGGAGTACAAGGAATCCGGCAGATATCAGTTGCAGGTGCGGGCGGTAGATGCGTTCGGTAATTACTCGACGAACTCCGCGCTCGTGTGGGTAGTGGTGTCCGGACCGTCGGTCACGAACGGAGACTATACGTTCTCCGGACAGAATATCGTGCTGTCGTGGGAGTTGGCATCGAGCGGGTTCTCCATAGAACACTACGAAATATCCCACGGAGATACGTACGCGGCAGCGATACAAGTTGGCACGACGAAGGGCACGACGTTCTCCACCGTCGTCGATTACGGAGGTTCGAGGACGTACTGGATCGTGCCGGTGGACATCGCCGGGAACGATGGCACTCCCGCTGCGATCCACGCCGTAGTCGTTCCGCCGGGCGTTGTCACGTCCGCCACTCCTACGGTCATCGACAATAACGTGCTCCTGTCGTGGTCCGCTCCGTCCGTCGGATCGCTACCGGTAGCCTATTACGAGGTATCGAAGGGAGACGCCTACGCGACGGCGGAGGTGATCGGTACAGTCAACGGAACGTTCAGCGTTGTGTTCGAGAGCGCGTCCGGGGATTACGTCTACTGGATCGCGGCATACGACACCGCCGGGAACGTCGGCACCGAGACGAGCATCCCCGCCACCGTGAATCAACCGCCGGACTACATCCTGATGCAGAACTGGACGGACGACTGGTCGGGGACGAAGGCGTCCGCACTCGCGTACGGCGGAAAACTGTACGCTCCGATCAACATCTCCGAGACGTACGCGGGTCATTTCTCGGTCAGAACGACACCCCAGGCGCAGATCGACGCCGGGTATCCGCTGTGGATTCAACCCGTACCGAACACGGCGACATACACGCGAGTATTCGACTACGGAACGGTGATCGATGCGATGACGAAGGTCACCGTCGAAGCCCCGTACGCCCAGGAATACGGCTCGGCGTCGCTGGCGGCTACCATCGAAGTGTCTGCGGACGGATCGTCGTACGGATCCCCCGTATCCGGATATACGACGATGGAATCCGGCTTCAGGTACGTGCGGGTGACGCTTATTGTGACGGGAGCTTCCAACACGGCGATCCTGTCGGTGACGAGGCTGAACGTGAAGCTCGACCTGAAGCAGATCACCGACGCCGGCAGAGTGGAGGTCACGGCGAACCCAACGACGGTGAACTTCAACAAGGACTTCATCGATATCGTATCGATCACCGTTACCGCCGAGGGTACGACGGCGCTGTTTGCCATCTACGATTTCACCGACGTGCCGAATCCGGACCACTTCCATGCGTATCTGTTCGACGCTGCGGGTAACAATGCGTCCGGAGCCGGTAAATACATATCCTGGACAGCGCGAGGGGTGTGACGATGTCGAACTGGAACCTTCCGGGACTCACAGACCTGTATACCAATTTCCTTGCCTACCTGAAAAGCCGCGACGACGATGCGACTCGGCTGAACGACACCCGCGTCGACAACGCCACGAACCTTCCGACGTACGCGAAGCGGTGGAACGATACCACGCAGACATTCCAGAACTGGTGGAGTTCGGCGTGGTCGAATCTCGTGCTCGGCATCGCCGGAGGGGGCACGGGAGCGGCTACGGCGGCGACTGCGCGTACGAATCTGGATGTCTATTCAAAGGCGGAGTCGGATGCCGCGTTTGCAACTGCGCTCACGTCCGCAAGCGGGGATCTGTCCGGGGATGTGGCGCTTACGACCTCCGAGATCAGTTACGACGGGCCGTCCGTATCGCTTGTTGCAGGAACGTGGCTCATCGTCGGGAACGTCATCGTGTATAAGCCCGGCGGAGGCCGGATGTACGTAGAGGGCAGAATCGTTTCGGGATCGACGAGGGTAGCATACTCATTTGTGCAAATGACTACCGCCTCCGGTGCGTTGGAAGCGACTCTCCCGCTGTCACACATACTTATCATCGGCAGCACGACGACCGTGAAGATAACCGCCGTATCCGGCACGACCGGCGTGACGATGTTGATCGGCACTACCGTCCGCGCCGTCAAGATCGCCTAAGCACCTCGCCCGAAAAGAAAAGGGGAACATGATGAAACGATGGGGATGCCTCATCCTCGCGCTGTCGTTTTATGTCGCACTGATTCCGCCGCTCTACGCGGTGGAGGAAGTGCGTCCGCTTGGGATGAACTCGGCGAACGGCGGAACAAGCGGAGACATCCGCGTCGGCAATACCTGCACGACATCGGCAGGCGGTAAGTTCTACTGCGGGTTCAATACGACTCACATGCTGTTCTATGCGGACAACACGGTGACCGTGAATAAACTCTATCCTCTGGCGGCCGGGGATACGGGATTCCCTTACATCCTCGGCGGCACGTGGACGATCGACAGCCTGGCGACGTACCGTGGAAGACTCGGCACCGGCACGAAAGACAATACGACCTACCTGCGCGGAGATGGAACGTGGTCCGTACCGCCGGGGTCCGGCGCGGTTACGGTCACGACGCTCCCGTGGGACAATATCACCTCTACCCCGACGACCCTCGCCGGGTACGGCATCACGGATTACACGACTCCATCCGCCCTGCCCTGGGACAATATAACGCGGACGCTGTCGAGCGGAGTGACCGACACCGAACTGTCCTACGTGGACAATGTTACCTCTCCCCTCCAGACACAACTTAACGCGAAGCAGGCGTCGAACACGAATCTCACACTCTTATCCAGCACGTCTGCTTCCTCGTGGAAGATTTTCTATTCGAACGGAAGCAACGCTATGACGGAGTTGGGATTCGGCGTCGATAATCAATGCTTAATCAGCACGGGGCAGTATTCCGCTCCGGAATGGGGGGTCTGCGGGTCGGGTTCCGGATCATACGATCCAGCAGCCGGGGCGATCACCGGCGGCACCATCGACAACACCGTCATCGGCGGTACCACTCCCGCCTCCATCACCGGTACAACCGGCGTATTCCAGACGTTAGCGACTTCGACCATCAGCAACACGGAGCTGTCTTACCTGGACAACGCGACAAGCAATATCCAGGCGCAGTTGAATAACAAACAGGCCCTAGACAACGGGACGTTTACCGGCGAAGTCGGCGGGTCACAGTTCGTGTCGAATGGTGCGGACAATACGTTCGGCCTGAACGTGATGAACACCACCGATCCTGTAGGTGGATACCTCGCCGGTGGCACGATGTGGTACAACTCCGTTGCAAATATGATCCGGCAGCGCAGCGCGGATAACAACTTCACCTACGACGTTCTCTCCACCAGAATCGCCAAGTTCTCAAAGTGCTTCACCGTGGATAACGTACTCTCCGGGGCGAATTACCCGGTAGAGAAGTTCCCGCAGGAGATATGGATCTACAACATCCACGTATATCAGATCGGCGCGACGAACGTAGTCGGAGGACTGGACGAATGCACCGGCACCGCCGGGGTGTGTTCCTCTGTCACTCCTGTTGATGCCGATATCACCGGAACCAATGGAGTGGATGTTGCCGACGACGGGTCGCTGTCGAATGCCACCATCGCCGCTGGCAATTGGATACGCTGGCATACGACTTCTGTTTCCGGCACGAATACCACGTTAAGCGTGTGCTTCTACTACACGCCGATCACGGCGAACTGATGAAGCGTGTATCCATATTCGCGCTGATCCTGCTACTGGCGGCCACGTTTGCCTACGGTAGTGGCGTCATCATCAAGCGTCGGATCGCAGGAGGCGGAACGCCAGCAGACAACACTTTCACCGTCGCCGTAGCCGACAACACCGACGACGGCACGTTTCAGTACGGTGCGGTGTGGGTTTATTCCTCGCTCGGGCAGGATAATGAGGCTATCGGATGGGCCGGGGGAGCGAACAGTAACTACTCGTGGGCGTTCGTCCGGTTCACCGTGCCGACCGCCATTCTAAGCACCGCAACGGTATCGTCCGCCACTCTGCGACTCTACGGTTACGGGAACTGGCTGTGGACGCAGGGTACTGACGATCTGTTCATATCCGCTACCGACGCGAACAATCCCGCCGCTCCAACGACCGCCGGTGAACGCCCGAGCACGGACGGCGGCAGCACGACCCTCACAACGGAGAACGTGGCGTGGAGCGACGTATCGTGGGTCAACAACTGGAACGCGAGCGTCGATATATCCACGATATTACAAGAACTCGTAACGTCGGATTATCTGTCCACCGCAGGCGACAACGTGATTATTTGGGTTCGCGGGACCACGACCACGAATCATGCGGTCGGATTCTACCTGAAAGAGCACGCAATAGCACATCCCGCAGAACTGTCTATTACGTGGTGAGGTGATGATGAAACGATATATTGTACTGGCCCTGATGCTGCTTGCTACGACTGCAGACGCCGCGTTGCTGACCGGGCAGACTCCATCTACATACACCGGCCCTCCGTCCGGGTGGACTACGGTGAGGACGCAGGACTTCGAAGGAACGATTCCGTCGGGTGAATCAGTCACGGGCACAATTTCAACCGTTCGGCCTCACTCTGGATCGAAGTCATTACAGCACTTCTACAATGGGGCAGACCAGTTCATGTATTGGACTTTAGCGCAGGGGATATTGTCCGGCAAGGAATATTACGCTTCCTGGTATGAATACGTCGAACCGCAAGCCAGAAACGCCACAGAATTATTCCTTTTCAGGTTCCTGTCGAACGAGTTAAACCAGTACGGAAACAATAAGCAGGATTTCGCCATGCAGACATACGGAACGAGGACACACAACCCTATAACAGACCCGACCCAAATGGGGTACACTAATATTATAACAACAGTACTGTTTCATTCCGAAGGGGGAGCTTTCCCTACTGGCAACTGGTTTCATTACTACGAATATATGAATGATCTTCCTACATTTTCTACTGATCCTAATAACACAGGACAATGGCGTCAATACGAACTCTACTATAAGCCGAACACTGTCGTTGGTGGTGTGGCACAGGAAGATGGCAAGGCTATCTTTTATGTGGATGGCAATATCTTTGCACAAACGATGTCTTGCAACGATTCCGCTTATCTCGGTGATTATTGTACCGCCCCCGCACAAGCCACGACGCGGAATCTGAACGGAGCCTATGACTTTACTGGTGTAAAGTTCCAGA